TGAGTCATATGTAAGGGAATTTCCAGAATCATCATTACCACTAATTGTAGTAGTTGTTGAAGATACTGTATATGTAAATCTTTCTGATGTTCCATTAACTGATGATCCAGTATTAATAAATCCTCCAGATGAGTACACTTTCATAACGTCATTTGTAGAATCAAACCATAAATCACCTACATCTAAACTTGTTGTTGGAGCTGTAGCTGATACTCTGTATCTAGCAGCAAAGTCATTAACTGATCCAATATTATTAGATACATCTTGTACAGATGCAATGTTAGTTGCAACAGTACCAATTGTATTAGATCCAGCTAAATCAGTTGCTACTGTTCCAATAGTATTAGATCCTGATAAATTTGATGAAACAGTATTAATATTTGATGCGTTAGAATTAACAGAAGTAATAGCAGCAGATATTGCATAGACACCTGCTATTTCAGTATTTAATCCTGCTACTGTAGTTATTTGAGAATTAATTCCAGCAACAGTTGCTATATTATTTGTTGGAGATATTTGTCCTGCAACAGTAGTTATATTTGCATTATTTCCATAAACTCCAGCAATTTCTGTTGCTAAACCTCCCAAAGTTGCAATATTATTAGTAGGTGATATTTGACCTGCAACAAGATTAACATCACTAATATTATTTGCTACTGTATCAATTTCTGGTTGGACTTCTTGTAAGTCAGCAGCTACAGTTTCAATTTCAGAAACTGCTTCATTAAGATCATTTGCAACAGTTATAATATCTGCAATATTTGTTGCTACAATATTAATATTAGGAATATTAGAAGCTACAGTATTAATATTAGATACTGCACCTGCAACTGTAGTTACATTAGCTGCTATACCACTAACTGTAGTTACATCATTTGCTATTCCAGCAATTGTTGTAATGTCTGTAATATCTTGTGCAAATTCTAAACCATTACCTGCACTATTAACAGATAATACTTTATTAGCTGCTAAGTTAGGAAATGTAATATTAAAAGTGTTTGCTGTTGTTGCCGCAGCTCTTGGAGAGAATTTTAAATCTCTTTCCAATTGCTGACACATAGCAATAATTTTATCTAATTCAGTATTTAATGAATCAATTTGAAAAGCTCCAGATGTTGGAAAGTCTGTAGATCTTTCAATTGCTAAATCTCTATAAATTGTAATAACATCATTTAATGTTGCACCAGATCCACCTAATGAAATAGATCCACCACCTGTTTGTCCTGCACCAGATACTGAATATTCTAATGCTGTACTAGGTGATGCAGCATAAGTTAATAATGTTGTGCCATTATAAACTTTTAAATCTGCATTAGCAAAAAATTCAAATGGAACAGTAAAGCTAACTTGCCCAGAGGTAGCTGTATATTGTACACGTGGTTCTGTGTCAGAAATAATAATTGCCATTATCGAAGTCCTTTTTCAATGTCGTCAAATAACCAATCTAAATACCATACGTTCTGAAATGGAATTAATCTACGCACATTACGTGCTGTGTAGTGATTATATTTATTTCCACCAACATCATACATAATATCAAATACATTATAAATTTGACCTGCTGATGGGCCAAGTAATCCTACTTTTGATCTCATAGAAGATCCGTATGGTTTTGTTTCTCCAAGTATTGGACCAATACCTATTCTATTGTCAGTTAGAGCTTCTATTGATCTATTAATATCTGTATAGATTCCAGCTAATCCAGATCTATCAAAAGCATTTAATAATTTTTGTGTTAAAGATAATTTAGAATAATCTTTACCAAATCTAAATTCATTATAGATTCCATCAGTTAACATACCTGCACCAAGTAATAAAAATGATCCAAATAAAAAATCCATATCTTTTTCTTGCATACCTCTAATCAACATTCTTTGTGTTGAAGCCATAGCAAATTTTTTAAATTGAGCTAATGTAGATCCTAATTCAAATGACATCCATAAAGGCGTATCACCTTTTCCTGGTGTAACAATTGTAATATTAATATCTTTATTTAATGCAGCACCAAATGCTTGTTTAGCTGCATCATCAGTCCATTCTGCTGTATTAGCCATAAAGTTATATTTTAATTTTGTTCCGTGTTGTTCAAACTGATTAGCAATTCTTTTAGCCATTTGTTCATTTATACCAGAAGATGCTAAAGCAGTTTTCCATTTAGGAGCAATAGTTTCACCTTTAGACCATTTAATAGAATCTTCTATTATTCTAGATCCTATTGTTACCGAAGCCATTGATTTAGTAAATTCAGTCCATCTAGACATTAAGTTAACATACATAAAGTTAAACATTGCTGCTTTTCCCATTGCACCTTCAATTTTAGATCCCATACCAAACATATCTCCAACATCAGAAAACAACATAGCTCTTTGACCTGTTAACATATCTACTGCTTCAGCTACCGAGTTAGCTTCTTTTTTACCAAGTTTTCTAATACCATTAGCACCAGAAAGCATATCAGCAAACATTTCAAATTGAGTTTTAAATCCTCTTTCAATACCAGAAGTCATAACAACACGTGCAACGTCTGCTGATGCTGCTAAGAATCCTGTAAGCATTGTAAGAGCATTGTAATGTTTCATAGTTCTCATAGCTCTAGAAGTAAAAGCATGTGGATTAGCAGGTAAACCATAAGTACCTCTAACTAATTCTACAGCAGCTTCTAAATCTTCAAGTACTTGATTTCTTTCTTTAATAATAGCTGCTCTAGCTTCTTTTGATTTAGCATTAGCAGCTCTTAAATTATATTCATTAGCAACTTGATATAATCCTGGTGATGTCATTGAATCTGCTTCAGATATGTATTTATATCCTAAACCATTTGGATCACCATATTTTTTAGTAAATAATATATCTGGTGATATTTGTCTGTAATATGTTTTCATTAAAGAAAAAATATCACTAACAATAAAATTGTTTTCAATAAGTTTTAATTGTGTTTCTGGTAATAAATTTAATTCTCTAGCTCTTGTAGATCTAGCATATCTAGGTCTATTAAAAGCATATCTTTCATAAATAAGATCATCAATATTATCAGTGTATTTATTTTTTTCAAATCTAACAAAAGGAAAATGATTAGATAAATCTTCAACTAATTGATTAAGTTTTTTAGTGGTAATATTTAAACCACGTTTAATAAAATCTTCTCTAATAATTTGTTTAAATAATTCTTTATTATTATCAATTGCAGATTTATTGTAAATAATATTAATGTAATCTTTAATTAAAGAATCAGCTCTAGCTAGTCTTTCATCTAATTTTTTAATTTTATTTTCTATTTCTGTTCTAGTAAATGTAGATGTTTCACCATCAACTTTAGATTTGAAATTAACAGTGCCTTCATTTTTTTGTTTCATTCTTTCTAAAGTAGATTTCCAAAAATTAATTTCTCTTTCAATAGGAAGTTTACGAATACCAAGTTCTTGCATTTCTTTACCAAGTGGCCCATAAACTTTTTCTTGTGTAATACGAGCTGCTTGAGCAACTTCTGGTATCTCGTGTTGCATTTTATTTAATCTTGATTTTGTAACTTCTTGTGCAAACTGAGATATAGACATATGTTCATTATTAAATTTATTATGAAGATTAATACCTAATTCAGTTTTAGGTGCAGCACCTTGTACTCTATTAATGTATTTTAAATATTGATCTTTAATACCTTTCATAGCTTCTATGTTTCCAACTTCCATCATACGAAGCTGTGTTTCAATAGAAGCATCAGATGCTTCAAATCCATACTTTTCAGTATTTTTTAATTTAAGTAATGGAGTATCTAATATATCTGCCATCATTGTTTTAGCATTTAAAGATTTAGATTTTATTACTCTAAATACTGGAGTCCAAGGCCCTTCTTCACCAAAGATTCTTAAATTAGATTTTATAAAGTTTTCACCTTCAAATCTTTCTCTAAATGTTTTTTGAGGTGCAGCTTGTTCATTAACAGCAGCTCCACCAGAGCTTGGTGTTGGTCTTTCATTAGGATTAATAAACTTACCATCTTCATAAACTTTAGTACTAACATCTTCTATTTTAGGTGTATGATAAGCTTTGTCAGCTTCAATAACTTGTTGTTGAACTTTAGGTGATACATTACCTTTAGCCATTTTATTAATAATGTAAGGTAATCCATATCCACCTGCTACTACCCAAGGCACATAATCATCTGGTCTTGTAGGATCTAAAGTTTGTTTAGCAATTTCTTCAGCAGCAAAAGCTGTTCCAAATACTTTTGCAGATTGACCAAATTTAGTAAACAATAATAAACTTGATGGATCTGTAAATGCACCAGTAACTTTACCTAAATGATACCAAGGTGAAGCATAATTATTTTGGGCGTGATTATTTATTTTAGTAAGTATAGCAGTAGTTTCTGCTGGACTTTTGCTAAACATAAACTGATCATAAAAATCCATATAGGATTGAGCTTGTGGATCTTCTTTAGGATTATAACCATCTTGTGGTTTAAAGTCTTGATTATTAACCATATAATCATATGCAATGTATGGTAAGTTTTCTTCTTTAAATCCAGATAGAAAATCTGATACTTTATACTCAACAGGTTTTAATGCTTCTTCTCTTTGTTTAGTAATATCTTGTGGTGTAATTGGATATGCTATCATTATCTAATTTTTCCTAGAGTACCACCAAATGAATTGATACCTTTAGTATATCCTTCCATAATCATACCATCTAAAAATAATTGATTATTTGGTGGATAGTATTTATTAAACGCATCACTTCCCATTTCGTGTTCAATCATAAACTTAATAATTTTCATCATTTGATTAGAATCAAAAAAGTTTATTTCAGTATCTCTAGTAAATCCAGTTTTAGATTCTAGTGCATTAATGTATGATGTAGAATCTACAGCATAAACTTTTAACATTTCACCTAATGTTGGAGTATCAGAATAATTTTTTGTAGTATTAGTTGGTGCTAAAGTTGAATTGTTAATCATAACTCTTACACCAGCTCTTATAGAATCTACAGGACTAGCAAATACTGCTGCTTGATTACCTGTGCTAACATCTACCATTTCTCCATCCCATTGAGAATCAGTTTTCATAACTGCCATATAGTTATTAGTTCTTAATGTTAATGGTAATGATGTATCTTGATATTTATCATAAACAAATTGTCTATATGTTTTTTGTATATTTTCTTGCGTATAAGAAGTTTGATACGGAGGAAATATAGCTTCTAATTCTTTATCTTTAGGTTGAATTTTTGAATTACTTACAATTCTAGCGTCATAAGATAATATATTATTAATTTCATTATTTACTTTAGCAGCTTCATCATAATAAGGTTTAAGATCAGCATCTATACCTAGAGTTTTAAATATAAAAGCAAATGGTCTAACTTCTGCTGGAACATCATTAAGACCAGGTACATCTGGATAGAATTTATAATCAGATGCTTCAATACCTAATTTAATTGTTCCATAAATAACTTTTTTAGCAAAATCGTGATAAGCATTATTGTTATCAAATTTATGACCATAAGTTTGAATAAAACTGTCGTATTTTTTTTGAGCTAATGTTTGTATTAAGTTAGCTCTACTAGCTGGTAATTTATCAGATACTAATGGATTACTAGAAAATCCTGTAGGATCAAAATAATTATTACCAGTTGTTAAACTAATTAAAGTTCCTTTATGATTAATCTTTAAATGATAATTAGGTTTGCCAAATTTATTTAATGTACCTGTAGGTTCAATAATAGTATTTTCATAACCATTATCTATTTCTTGTTTAATAACTTCAGAAATATCAACTGGTTCTAATTTTGTACCTGTAAATAAACCAGATGTATCTTTTTGCCCAAATCTTTCTATTTGATCTTCTTCGCTTAAAGTAGCTTTTAAATAATTACCTTGTGCAATAATACTATTATCAAAACCTTGACCAGAAAAACCTACTTTATCTTCAAAAGAATTTTTAATTATTCTTACTTTGCCATCACCAGTAAATCTAGTAGCAGAATAACCAGCTTTATTCATTTTGTTTAAAGCAATTTGTGATGCTTTATAAAATATTTGTTTGCCATCATCACTATTAATATCTATTTCTTTACTTCCAGTCATATAAGTTAATTCAGTAATTGTATTATCTAACCATACTCTTTTAACTTCTGGTGTTAAAAGTGTAGATGCAAATGTTGGAAGTAATGTTGTAGAATCAGGTGAAAACATATGGGCATATTTATCTTTTTGACCTAAAAAGAATTTTTTAACCCACCAAGTATTAGTATTAATATCTAAATCACTAATAACATTTTCTAATTCATTAGATGTAATAGAAGCATTTTCACTTAAATGTGTTGTAATTCTTTTTTTGTTTTCATTAAATTTAGTAGAATCTTTTGCAAAAAGATTTAATTGATTAGCACCAATAATATTATCTAAAACTGCAATATTAGCATTATTTGCTTCTTCATATATTGAAGCATTTTGAATTGAAAGATATGGAAACATATCTGTAGATTTAATATAATTATATAATGCAAGATTTTTTTTAAATTCATCCATTTGTCCTGGTTGATTAAAATCTACATTATATGTTGTATTTAATCTTTTAATAACAGCAGTA